ATTAAATCACAGTATTGAAGAATACCTGTTATCATTTCATCTTTGATCGATTGATTTTCTTTAATCGGTTTGATGAATTTAAGTACCTCTTCTAATTTAATTTTAACAACTTGATCTTTGGAAGACTCTCTTAAATCTGTAATCTCTGTTTTGATAACTACTAACTGAGTATTTAGATAATCTTTTAGGTTCTTTGTATCTGATACATTGTTGATATACTCTTTCAAGATATCTTTTTGTCTATTAGATAGATCTTTATACTTGTTATTGAACTTTTCAACTAGTATTTTGTATGCAAGAAGTCTAATTTCCTTATCTTCTTTCATAAACTCTTGAACTAATGACTTAGGAGCCTTGGTATTTTCTAAAGGTTGTTCAGATAAATGCTCAAGAAGATTAATTTTATTAAGAATAAGCTGTTTTGTATCTATAGTTTTTGATTTTTGTGACTCAAATATAGTATAGATTGATGCAAAAGGCTTATAATTTTCTATCTTTGCTTTAAAAAAGTTATCTAAATCGTAGTTATTTTTGATCTCTTTAATCAAATTATACTTAAGCTTATTAATCTTTTCAAAATCTAGCTTTTTATACTGCTCTATAATAGTAGTTACAAGCATATCAGCCTTAGTCTCACTTAGCTTTGGGCTAGAGACAAAGGTACTGTATAGGCTGTATTCCTTTCCTAATTCTGTATTTGTATAATATTTTTTAAGAATTTTGACAGCTTTAGAGTCTTGATTATTTATCAAGTCCGATGTTGTCTGTCTAACTAGTAATTCAAATAATATACCAGTGTTTCTGTACTTGCTGTGTTTTAGTGCCATAGTTTTTTATACGAGTGCGCTAGTAATAAATATCTATATATCAGTCTAAACCATCAATTATATTCTCTTCACTTAAAAGATCTGACTCCTCAAATAATTTGACTTTTCTACCTTCATTTTTGCTAAACATTTTATTTAGAGCCTTTTTGTTTTTGAGATATTCTCCCATGGTACTTTCTAATGCTAATGGACTTCCTCCTTTAAAATTTGTTTTAAGACTATTTTCTCCAGCCTCAGCATCTTTTTTATATGCATCAAATCCGATTGGGTCTCTTCCAAAAGCAGATTTATCAGTATTAATAGTTGATGTTACAGTTTTAGGACGGCCTGGTTTATTTTCATCATAACCATACGGTGCATTCAAGATTGAATCTTCTTTTCCACCATATAAACTAGCTATCTGATGTGGTGTTCCGTATGCTTGACCTGATTGTGCAGGATCATTTCCCTCTTCTAATATTTGATTATACCTAAACTCTCTTTTCTTATCTTCTACAATCATGTCTTCCAACTCAGCATATTGATCTTCAGAGAAGTGAAATATCTTATCATAGATAAAGTCTCTTGGAAGCAAGTTTCCTTCCATTGCTTGTTTAGCAAGGTCTATTTTTTCTTTGAAAAGAGCGATTCTTTCTTGATCATAGATAATTGAAGGATTAGTAAGAGATAGAGTAAAGTTTGCGGCTGATTCGTTTGTATATCCATGTGCGTATAAATGTACTAATCCTATTTTGGTTAGTTCACTAACTAGAATTCTTTGTAGCCTTTCAATTGTTCTTGCAAAACGAATATCTTCTGCAGCAAGTGTTGCTTTACCAGTAAGATCTTTTTCGTATCCCATGAAGGCTTTCGGTATTTTAAGAGCCGCAAAAAGCTTCTCTCTAAAATATGCAACGTCTTCAATACCGTTATAATCAAGACCTTTAGTTGTGTCGATCTTTGTTGAGGTATCATTTCCTCTCATAGGAATAAAGAAGTCCTCAAGAAGGTTTTGCTGGTTGTATTTTAAATTATAATTACCAGTTTGTGGATCCATAAGAGGAGTTTTCTTCATCTTATTGATCATCTTTTGCATGTAGTTATCTACTTCTCCTGGAGGGATAGCTCCTACATTTACATAGAAGATCCTTCTTTCTGGTGCTCTAACGATACGATGAATCAACATCGCATCTTCAATCAATGTATATTGCTTAAACAACTTACGAGCCGGCTCAAGATAAGATCTACCATAAGGAAGATAGTTAACATCTCCAGTTAATCTGAAGTGCGCCATTTCATAGTTATCAAACCAAACACCAGAATCACGATTTTGTGCTGAGCTATATCCTGTAGATGAAGCTAGTGTTGCATTAGGATCATACTTAAACCTAACCTCTTGTGGGTTTTCATGATTGAATCCTTCTTCACGCACAATATTATAAGCTGAGAAAGGAATAACATTATAGACTCCGTACTTTTCTGCAATCTCTAATTTGAGGTAGAAGTCGCCATATTTAGCCATATTACGAACCCAAGACCAAAGATTAAATTCAATATTAAGTACAGAATAAAATAAGTTGTAGAGGAGTTTCTGAATGTTCTCATCAGAAGATCTAATTTGTAATACTTCACCGTGTTCATTTTTAAGTGTACACTCATCGGCTACAATATCTAGCGCTGAGCAACAGATTGCATCTGTATCCATAGCATCATAGTCAGCATAGATTTGTATCCTTGCTGATTGATAGTTCTGTGCTAGATTAAGATTAACACCATACGCGGTAGAGGTAGTATACACCTTATTAAATCTGTCTACTAATGAGTTTGTTTGAATAACACCAGACCTTTGAATAGTATCTGTGTCGATTACTTTTAACATATCGCCGCCCTCATTACGAATAATAACATCCGTAGAGAATAGCCTTCTTAGGGTCGAGAATAAGTTATTTTGTTTTTGTGGTTGCTGTTCTGCCATATTTTATTTTATAAAAGCCAAGTTAAATCTTGTGTTTCATTACCACTAGGAGTAGATATATCCATCAGCCATGGGTTTTGATTATAGTTGTTGTTTGCGTTATAACTTATAGAATTATCTTTAGTCTTTGTGAAACTATTTAATGCTGCGTAAGTTAAATTCTCAGCAGTCTTTCTGTATCTTAAACTAGTCTCTCTTAGATACATAGCAATAGAGAAAGCCATAACTAGATCATCATTGTAACTATTCATTGCTTGAGCTTTACCATTCTTCCAGATAAAAACTCTTAGCTCTTCTAATAGTCTTATAGACTTTATATTAGCTAGTTTAAGCTCTACAAAATTCCTCATCTTCTCTATTATTAGAGGCCTAGTTTTTTCTGTTGTAGAAAAACCAGGAACTAATCCATCCGCTCTATTATACTTATCTACATATTTAGAAAAGTCCATATTTTGATCTTGCTTATAACTATAATACATGTTAGTATAGCCTCTTTCAACAACAGTTTGTATAACATCCCAACCTATATTAGCATTCTCAACCACTAGAAGCGCGTTGTTATATTCAGATGAAACACTAAGAAGAATATTTGCGTAGTCTCTAGTATCAACCTGGGATTTATACTCTGCGACTTGTGTTATTGATTCAATATCAATTACATGAAAGCTAGAATAGTCATTACCATCACCACGAGCAACGTCGGCTACAACAGCATAGTATTTCATTGGATCTGGATATTCCCATATCCATAATGCTCGGTCTAAACCGCGCCTCTCTATTGGCTCACAGATCATATTCTCCTCATACCAACTAAGTATCTCTGGTTCTATAACAGTATTACCTGAAGTGGCAAAGTCACAATCGCACTCTTGTGCAGCGTTTCTTTTGCCTAGAACAATATCTTGATCGTCTCTCCAAGTTTGATCTCTTTCAGGATGAACAGACCAAGGAAGTGATATTGGTAAAAACTTATTTTTTTGCTCTTGAGCTATTGTATATGTTTTGTGGAACCAATTACCAACACCATTAGGAGTAGACAATGCAACACAACCACCGCCTGTAGCCAATGTTTGTTGAGCCGCAGTAAAGATAGTTTCTATATTATCAATAAACGCGGCCTCATCTATTAGTAGTAAAGACACAGCTTCAGAACGTCCAGCATCACCAGTAGCAGAAACTGCTTTTATTTGTGAGCCATTAGTAAGTCTTAAACTAAGTCTATTATCTTCAGAACTTCCAATCTTTAACCAAGTAGGTAAGTTTTGATAGGCAAACCTTACTTTAGTTACCATGTTTTTTGCAGTATCTTGCTTAGTTGCAATTACAAGAACGTTCTTATCCTTATTAAAAAGCATTAGCCATAAAGAATAGGCAGACACAAGAGTTGAGATACCAAGCTGCCTAGACTTATTTATTATAGAATAGTCATGCTTTTGAAATAGTCTTAAAACTTTTTCCTGAAAAGGATAAAGATCGAACAGTTGTCGACCTCTTTGAGGATGCTGGATCATGTAATACTTCTTCATAAAGTACACGGGATCTGTAGCACATTTTATAAACTCCTCCTTTATCCTTTCTTTTATCGTTATCTGTTCAGACATTATTTAATTATGATGAAACCTAATAGCGCTGCTGCTAATGCAACTTTTTGTATCCTACCAAATTTTAGTTTACGATTAACCGAATTTAAATCACTCTTTAGACCAACAACTTGTATCTTATAGTTATCTATTTGACCAAGTCTATTCTTATCTATTGCTAAATAATTGTCTTCTTTTAATCTTAATAAACTAATAACTGTGTCTTTATTTTGAACTAAAGATTTAAAGTTACTAATAGCAGAGTCTTGTGCAATCACTATCTGCTCATTAATCTCTCCCTCTTTAAGATCAACTATAATAGCTTTGCTAACTTCAAAAGGAAGGTACGTTGTATCTATAGACTTCTTAGAATATTCCTCAGTATAATTAGATACAAAAAAACTATCTACTTCACTAGGAGTATATTTAAGTGCGTCTTTAGCTTTTTTAAGATCTCCCTTTAAATTAGACACTTTAGCTTCTAATACATTATTAGTATTTATCAAATATACATTATTATCTTCTAATACGCTAATAGATTGTTCTAGTGCGTTATTATTTACAATAAAAGAGTCTACTTCATTTTGAAGTGAATCTATTTTATGCTCATAAGGAGCAAGATCAAATTTAACTGGCTCATAAATAAACATGTACCATGTAGCTAATAAAGCTAATAAAAGCAAAATTACAATACTAATTGTCCTCTTCATCTGAGTCTGTTTGTGGTGTTTCAATTTTATCTATTTGAGATTTAAGTAGCTTAAGTCTATCTGGCATATTTCCTACCTCTTGCTTATAAGAAGACACATTCTTTAGTGTTAGATTACCATCAGGTCCTCTCTCTGTATGCTTTGCTATAATTGCCTTTACTTTTGATTGTAGATCAGAGTACTCTCTCTTCTTTTTATCTAGATCTTTATAGTCTATCTCAGTTTGCTTAAGATCTTCTGGTGTAGGCTCTTGATCCTCTTGACCATCTTCTTCTCTTATTTTAGAGATTATGGTAAGATTGTTTTCGGTTAAATACTTCTGTAAGTTAAATGACATAGTTAGTCCATTTACTTATAAATATTTACTAGTCTTGTAAATCATCTTTTGGTTCAGGTGTTCTTAGTGGCCTTGATAATTCCAACCACTTTGCATATTCGTACTTAATACCATAAAGGTAATATTCGTCTTGCTTTGCTTGTGCTTTTGAGTATAGTATTGCAGGTCCAGTTACAGAGTGGGGTTTTACCATTCTATTATCATCTTCATAAACATGAATAGTAATACCTTCAATGGTCTTAATAGTTCTATAGACAGTATCTTTTTTAGGCATATGTTTAGTTTGCCTTAAATATACAACAAATAGTTGAAATAAAAAAATTTATTTTGCTATATAGTCACACATTATGTGAGATGGGTATATCCCGCCTTGTTTATTTCTAATATTTATTTTAAATTTATACTTTTCTGATTCAAATAATACGTCTATTCTCTTAGCATTGCCACGGATACCGCTATAATATACCTTTGTATCTGTCGTTATAGTAGATGCTTTTTCGTTATACTCTTCGTCTAAAAAGAAAAATAAATCTTCTCCTTTGCCAGCTTGAGCATAATAATATCCTGATCCTATACCTGAACTAACTAAGTTTTGCAATTTTGTTATATCTGCAGATATCTGTTTAGGTTTAAATTCACCGACTTCTCCTTTCGCGTAATAATTAAATATCGCGCAAAAAGATTTATTATCTATACCTAATGTTTGTAATAATGCAACACCATTAGCGTTTTTAATCTTTCCTGATTGTATTTCTTCTTTTGGAAATATTTTAGTCACTCCTGAATTGAAAAAAGTTAAAGTTCCTCCGTATTTTGCAGAGATATAATACGGTCCGCCTTCTTTATTTATAGTAATGTCAGTTAAAGTTGCAGCAATACTTTTACCTGAAAAAGATACTTCGGGCCCGTCTCCTAAAAATGTTAACGGTCTTGGTTGATTTTTACTAGCATCGAATTGAATAGTAAAATTACCTTTTTCCAATCCAAACTCCTCGGTTATTTCGCTTATTAATTTAGGATAGCTATAGGCATCTAAATTGTCTTCGTCTAATCCTTTTTTTGATATCTTTTTTAAATCTTCGGCTAATGCTTGTTCAAATTTAGGTCCTTGAGATTTAACTCCACGGCCTCCTCTTGAACCTTCTCCAAATTTAACAGTAAGTCCGTTCCACTTAATAGTATTATTTATACTAATATCTTGACCTGTAAGATTTTTAATCGCAACTATTGCTTTTTTATCTTTTTGGAGTTTTCTTGTTACATTAACAACATTAGGTTTACTAGGATCTAAAGATATAGGATCTTCAATATCTGTAACTGTTTTTAAAACTTTAAATAACGCTTTTATATTTTTGTTTGATATTTCTTTTTCTGATTTTGGAAAATCAGTAAATGCTTCTTTTAATATAGCTTTTAATATCATAGCTTCTGTTAATGCCTCTTCACCTTCTGGAGTTGATGTTTCTGCCGGAGGTGTTGGTCCTACTTCTTCTGTTGGACCTTCTGAATTTCTTGTAGACTGCTCTGCACCATCTGGTCCTTTGGACTTAAGAGGGTTTCCAAATCTTAATAGTCTAGAAATAGCAACCATACACCTTTCCTTCTCACCTATTGTCATTAGATAATATTTCTTGCCTTGTACAGTTGCTTCATAAGCTTTGCCCATGAACTGCAAGAAAAAGAATTCTCCATTATGTAGTACAACTTTAAATGTAGTTGGTTTAGGAGCAACAACATATATACCTGTTACATACTCCTCAAATGAAGGAGTCATTAAGTACTCTAAGGTGTTTTTAAGACCTGTATACTTTTTTAATAAAAAATTCATAGGATCATCCTCAAACGTAGATGTTTCAGGTTCCATCCTATCTAATTCTTTTAATAGAATTGCTTTTAGTATATCGTTATTAGTCACGGGCATAATTTATTTTGCTTTTTTTGCTTGACCTTTCCAAAATGCAGCACCGGCTACAGCTTCAGGATTATCCGCCCCACTCTTTTTAGCGGCCTTTACAATCTTTTCAAAGCCCTTTCCTTTTTTTCCCATATCTTTACCAGACTTGGCTTTCTTTACAATTGAAGACTTTTGCTTTTTAGTTAGACCTGCAGATGGCTTTTTCTTTTTAACCTCAAACAAATCTTCCATCATTGATTTAAGTTTCATCTGAAGATCTTCTGCATCATCTGCTGGCATTTCTTCTGTACCATCTGGAAGTTCATCCATATCATATTCACCAGTACTACCTTCATTATACTCATGATAGTTTTTAGAAGCCTGATTAATAAAGTTCTCTGCATTAGTAATATGATCTTGAATCCAAGCTGGGACATCTTTCTCATCTTGGCCTAACAAATTCATTAATTGACTTGCTGAACTTATAATAGACTTAAGACTATTTTGTGCCATTGATACTTCATGGTCTTGGCCTTCACCTTCTTTCTTCATGCCTTTTTTTGCACGAAGAGCTTTAAAGTCTGCACCAGTAATTTTATCTTTAGGTGGTGCTTCATCAGCTATATCCATTTGTTTATTACTAAGCTTTTTTTCGTTTAACTCTTTCATTAAAAGAGCTTTGAAGAATGAAATGTTATTCATTTTATTTTTTCTTTTTAGATTTTTGCGCTCGTTTCCACAACTTTGCATCTGCTTTTCTAGCACCGCCTTTACCAGTTATAAAGCTATTCACTCTACCCATTCCCCACTGATGTTGGCCAGCACCTGGTCTATGTCCTGTTTTCCAGGCAGCAAGACCTAAAGCATACACACTTTTAAGTATAGATTTAGATATTCCAGAAGCTTTAGCTTTATTGGCTAACCCTTTTTCTACTGCAGCATCGTACTCAAGAATAAGTATTTGCTTTAATATATCTAAATTATTCATCATTTTTTCTTCTTTTTATCTAGTTTCTTTTTAACTATCTCTCTAGTCCTATCCATTTTCCTTGCATAAGCAGGATCATCTTTCTTGTTAAAATTAGCTTGTTGGTTTAATGAGCCTGTTATCTTACTCATATTGCTCTTCCTTGTCTTGATTAACCAATTAGCTAGCTTCTCTGCTGGCAACTCTTTGAACTTACCTTTTGCATCAGGTGCATTAGAATGATGAAACTTTAGTCTCTCTTCAACTAGCTGTTGTAACAGTTCTTGTAGCTTCATTACTTTTCTTTTTTACCAAATCTTTTTTGATATGCAACTGTTGCAGCAGACTTTCTAGTCTTATACTTTTTAGTCTTAGCCGCATCTGAATAATCAGCGTCCCACTTACCATAAGCTGAGGGATCATCTGACTTTAGATTCTTTCTTACTTTTATATCTTTTTTCATTTCTGCTGCATCTTTGGTAAGATACGCAGGATTAACTTTACCTTTCTTTTTTTCCTCACTTACTTTAACACAATTAGGAACCATATTCCCTTTTTTTCCTTTTTTCATTCCGTCTTTTCTATATCCATCCCAACAAGCTTCTTCTAGATTGTACAATCCAAGAGCTTTTAGTTTTTCATCAAAGTCATCCTTTTCTAATTCTGATATAGCTTTTAAAATAGTATCTAATATCTGACCAGGCTTTCCTGTAAACTCTACAGATATTGAATCTATCTTTTCTCTATCTCCTTTTTTATAGGCATTAATAACATTTTCT